GTATTAAAACTATTTTTGGTGTTAACACCATATCTATCGTAACTCATTTGCTGTTCTCCCTTTTTGATAGCCTACGTTATAAAAGACCCATGATGCATAACAAACTAGCACCACAAGTTGAATTATTAAATACGTTATATCACTCATTTTTCTTTCTCCTTTTTGTCACAAAGTCATACGTTAATGAAAAAGTGACGTTCATATAGACCCGATAAAACTTAGATAAATATCAACGTAACTCAATCATTATAGCATATGGACTGGACTATGTCAACTAAGTTAACGTTGTTTTTAACCCTATTCATCATCAAGTTTTCGGTTTCGGTGAAGGTGATTGTGCTTATTTTTTAATCAGTTGTTAAGTGTCGCTATCTCTTTTTTACGGTCATGTCTCTTTAACCGCGTTAACTTTGTGGTTTACAGGTGCCTCTTTTTTAATCAATGGTTGACTTTGTCAACGTAATTTTATCAAGTGGTTGATTTTATTAGCTTTGTTAACTTTGTTGGCTTACATTGTCAGCCATAAAATTACGTAATAAGTCATTGATTATATTCAATAATTACGTAAATGTTGACATTGTCTAATGTATCATGACGTGCTAAGTCATTGATTATTCAGTAATATTACATTATTACGTTAAAAAGCACAGCGCGGGCTGGAAGAGAAGACAGGAATAAAAATAAAATCGGATATGCCACGAAGTTAAAATTTTTCAAACTGGGAAGACATATCAAAAGTCACGTAATAATGTAATTTTATAAAAACTATATATATAACAAGGACTTGCCTTTTTTTAATCAGTTTTGTAAGTCATTGATTTTGCAGTAATAATACGTCCTATTGACAAAGTTAACCGAGTTAACTCATTGATTATATTATTTTAATACGTAGTCACGTAATTTTGGTGCTGACATCGTCAGCTTTTACGTAATAATACAAACACGCATAAACATGTAGCCACGAAGTTAACTTCGTTATAACTCCCCCTCACCTACTCTTTACTATTACGGTCATAGTTTTGTAGCCACAAAATTTGGACGAAAAAAAAGCCCTGTAAAAATACAGGGCTTAGTGATACTAAGTTAACTTTGTTTATTGCTTAGATTGTTTTTCAATCGCTTCGAAGTTTTCGCGGACGTAAACTAAAGTCGCTAGGCTTTCGGCGTTCATGCCTTGAACCCAATCTTTTAATGATTTTCTAAGTTTAGTTATGCCTTGACTTTCGGCTTTCGCGTTCGCACTTGCTTCGGCCTTCGCGCGTTTTTCAATTTCGGCTTGAATTTTAACCGCGCGTTTTAAGGATTGCGCGTCCCCGTTTTTAGCGAGTGCAACCTTTTCGGCTTGAAGTTTAGCAACGGGCGCGTCCGCAAATTCCGCACGGGCTTTCGCGTTCGCTTCGGCGGTTCGGCTTTTCGCGCGTGGCTTATCTAAGTTAAACGCGGATAGCATTGTTTTTCTAACTTCGGTTAGTAGGTTCTGAGCGCTTTCAACGCTGATCTTACGCTTTGCCACGATCTCGCGTTCAACGTAATTAAACTGAGCGTTCCAATCCTCATAACTTGGCGCGGTTCCTAGCGTTAACGCGAACGCTTCGGCCGTTGAATAGATCAGTTCGGCCTTTTTGATACCCGCGTCATAAGCGCTTATTGATGATGTCACAATCTCATTGAGTGATGACTTTGTGACGTCCGATAAGATAACTTCTTTTACTGATACGTCACGGCCTTGCGTTGATGAAGCTTTGATTACTGATTTAACTTGATTCTTTTTCATGATAGATAGTCCTTATAAAGTTTATAAAATACCAATCACTTTCGCGATTGATAACAGCATTATAGCGTAAAAAGCTGACAAAGTCAACTAAAACGACCCCACGCCACCCCCATGACCCATTTTTTAAACAGGAGTCCCATTCCGCTGGATGCATTGAGACTTGCATAAACGATATGATATTTTTTAAAAAATAGAAACCCACCCCCTATTAAAAGAAAGCGGTTTAGCAAAAAAAAAATATATATTTTTTAATTTACTTTTATAAAATATTTAGGTAAAATGTTTTTAATTCTTATTAGGATATATTTATGTTTAAATGTAATAAATGCAAACAGCTAAAACCTGAAACTGATTTTTATAAAAATAATAAACACTATAGATCTGGGTATTCATATAATTGCATACCTTGTACTAAACAATACTATCAAGACTCTAAAGAAAAAACAAAAACTAAATCAAAACTAGATAGACAAAACGATCCTATAAAATATATGATATATAACGCTAAACAAAGAGCTAAGAAAAAAGGATTAGAATTTAATCTAGAGGTAGAAGAATTATATAAACCTACCCATTGCCCTATATTTGGAATAGAACTTATGTATGGGGGGACAGGAAAAACAGCTAAAGGGTATGGAGCATATGAAAACGCAGCATCATTAGATAGGATCGATCCTAAAAAAGGCTATACAAAAGATAATGTAATAATAGTATGTTGGGAAGCTAATAGGTCAAAAGCATTACTAACACCCGAAAAATTTTATATGCTTGCTAAGTTCTATGAGAAATACGGCTTAAAAACTTAGATTGCTTTAGGATCGAAGTTGTATAGTTCGGAGTAGACGTCTTTGATGCGAAGGAACTTAGGACCATGCTCATGGAAATCATCATCACCTCTTACATATAAGGCTAGATGCACCATCTCATGGAGAAGGGTTTGAAATATAGTAGTAAAGTAACCACAAGAGCCAGAACTTATTTGAATTTCCATCTCATGCTCATCAAAACATCCATAGATGGTAGGATCTTTAATAACTTTAAATCTAACTTTAGAAGATTTAGGCATTGGAAGGGTATTAAATGGCGCCATTTGACATGCCATGTTATAAAGAATCTCTAAGTTCTTCTTAGTTAGCGTCGTGTGAGTCATCTAAATAAATATTGCTAATAAAAAATAGATCACACCGGGGTCAGTAAATCCAATTAATTCCATATTCTTATCTCCTTTTATATAATTCTAACAAAATTAGTATTGTCTGACCCATTAATAACGTATATATTACAAGAATTGCTGCAAATTTAATCAAAAGGTGTAATCAGCGACACATGCAAGACCAAAATACCCAACAAAATCAATCAGATAGTGGTTCCAACCACGTTATCATCGTTCCTCACATCGAAGAGGACGTCATTTTACCTAGTTCAGCTGCGGATGCTATGCCAAGTTTAAGTGTAGCCGAAGAAATCAACATGAGAGCCAAGACAATTAAGTTAGTATCAGACTTAAAAGGTGAGAACATAGAACCCACCGAAGAAAACGTGGCGGAAGCTAGGAAGCTAGCAAGTGAAATGATGACTAACCCTGATTTACGACCTGAGTTTGGTAACTATCCTAATGAGACCTTAGCTTTTCTTGCAGGCTTAGTTGCTCAGTCAAACCATATGATCGTGAAAGACCTAGCTGATTTTAAGTTATACGTGGTGAATAGCTTAGTTAAGATGGCGGAAACTGCAAAGTCAGACAAAGATAAAATCGCAGCTTTAAAAAGTATAGGCGACATTGACGGGGTTGATGCATTTAAAAAGAAGACAGAAGTTACGCACAAATTGGAGACGATGGAGGAAGTTGAGAAAGAATTAATGTCTATGCTCAAAGAATTTAAATCAAAAGGGTTAATTAAAGAACCTCCTCAGACAATAGATGCAGAAGTGATAGATGACAATGAGTGAGGATAAACTAACCCCTCAAGATATTGCGTCTTTAGAACAAGCACTCCCACATTTATCAGATGCAGATAAGGTAAGAGCTCTACAGAAATTACGTATCTATAAAAAGAATTGGGTTCAAGAGCATGGTAAGGATACGTTTTTAGATTTTATACAACATGTATACCCGGGGTACATGATAGGAGCGCACCATCAAAAACTTGCAAACATATTTGAAGCTATCGCCAAAGGTGAAAAGAAAAGAGTTATCGTTAATATTGCACCTCGTCACGGAAAATCAGAACTTATATCGTACTTGGCGCCGGCATGGTTTTTGGGCAAATACCCTCACAAAAAAGTTATCATGGCTTCTCATACTGCCGATCTCGCTGTTAATTTTGGACGTAGAGTTCGTAACTTGGTGGGTTCGGACGCGTATAAAGACATATTTCCACAAGTAGAACTACAAGCAGATAGTAAGTCGGCATCACGATGGGGGACAAATTTTAATGGTGAATATTTTGCAATTGGTGTTGGTGGTGCCCTCGCTGGTCGCGGCG